CTGAACTAGCAAAAGCTAAGTATCAAATTAGCCAAGGTGAACTACAAACGCTGACCGCCTCTCAGAAACAGACGTTACTACAAAATGCCGCGCTGATTGATCAGCAAAAAATAAGACAGCAAATCGCCGCCTATGAGGCCAATCTCGCTGATAGTAATGCCAGTGCTCGCGCTTCTAACAACGCTGAACTCGCGGGCTACGGTCAAGGGTCATTGACTCGTGGGCGTATGCAGGAAATGCTCAAAATACGTGAAGAGTTTGAGCAGAAAAATGTTGAGATCCAACGCCAGTATCAGGGAGGGGAAATCTCTGAGAGCCTGTATAAACAGGAGGTTGCTCTCAACAAAAAATATCTTGATGAGCGTTTACGTGATCAGGAGGGCTATTACTCTGCGTCTGATGCCATGCGTAATGACTGGAATGCTGGCTTTGCCGAGGGCTTATCTAACTGGATGGATACCGCCTCAAATTATGCTGATCAAACAGCAAGCCTTGTCAGCAATACGATGAGTGGTTTTGTTGATACGCTTTCAGGTGCATTAAGTGGCAATAAAACCAGTTGGGAAGACTGGTCAAAATCGGTTCTACAGTCGATGCAGAAGGTTATTCTCAATGCGATGCTCGTCAACAGCATTAAAGGGCTGGGTGGCGCAGGATTCATGAGCATGTTTAGCGGCGGTGCTTCTGCTGGTGCCGGCGATGCTGGTGGTTTGTTTAGCAGTGGGGCTTTCGACAATCTCACCCTTAACGCCAAAGGTGGCGCGTATGCCTCTGAGGGGTTGAGCGCTTACAGCAATAGTATCGTCAATACTCCCACTTATTTTGCATTTGCTAAAGGTGCCGGCCTGATGGGGGAAGCGGGGCCAGAGGCAATCATGCCGTTAACACGCTCAGCCGATGGTTCGCTCGGCGTGCGAATGGTTGGTGGGGAGTCTGCATCCGGCGGCAATGGGGATACGATTATTCATCAGCACTTTAATATTTCGGGCAATGGTGATGCGGCCTTGCGTCAAGCTATGGAGGAGGCCGCGCGCAAAGGTGCTAATGACGGCGCCAAACGTGCCCGTCAGGATATGTTGAATGACTTCCAGACGAGAGGGCAAGGTCGCCGCCTACTGGGTGTTTAATAGAGGAGAATACAATGGCAGATATATTTGAATGGCCTGCTGATATCTGTCCCACATCGCTGACATGGCGCCCTGAAAGCAATACTAAAACATTTCGATCCCCCTTCAATGGAAGTTCTCAAACGGTTCGTTTCCCTGGTACGCGGTGGGTCTGCTCATTGACGTTGAACAATCTTACAGATGAAAAGTCTCGTCGTATCGATGCGCTGGTGGCGGCACTCGATGGTGAGTATGGCAGAGTAAAAATTCATGATTGGGGAAGGGCTGGAAGAGTTCCACAGGGGGCCCCTTTGGTTTTTGATGCTGGGCAGACCGGTACCCAGCTTAGCACTAAGGGGTGGACGCCAAATAAAACAGTGCTTCGTATGGGGGATTATTTTACCGTTAATGGTGAATTAAAGATGGTTACTGCTGATGTTGTCAGCGCTTCTGATGGTAAGGCTATCATCCCATTTTCACCAATGCTGCGTAGTTCACCTGCTGTCAACTCTGCGATCGAGGTTAAAAATCCTTATGGTATCTTCAAATTAAAAGATAACCAGCAGGGCGCCGGAAATCGCGTTCCGGGAGTCTTTACCAGTTACACCTTAGATTTTGAGGAAGCATTCTGATGATGTATTCACCGTTTTCTGATTCCATGGTGGACTGGTTATCTCGAGATCGAGTGACCGTAGTTATTGCCGCCAATATCCAATTTGAGTCTGGAACAGCGTATGTTCACTCTGGTACCGGAACTTTGGTGATTGGGGGGCTAGTCTATTATGGCATGGGGGCGTTAGGTGCAGTGGATGATGTAGGGGAGACCAATACAACCAGTCCTAGCCAGTTAAAAATGACGCTGTCAGGGTTGGATATGTCACTGTTTGCAACAACTTTGAATGAGCGTTGTGTGGGCCGCCCGGCTGAAATATACCTTGTCGTACTTGATGACAGCGGTACAACAAAAGTTGCTGATTTGATATTTAAAGGAAAAGTGTCAAGTACAGGGGCGACAGCGGGAGAAACTAACGCCCTTCAATATACCGTTAGTAATATCTTTGAAGACTGGCAGCGCCCATTCCCCGATCGTTATACCGATGAATCACACCAAAGTGTTGAGCCCAACGACCGCATATTTCGCTACGTTGCTCAGATGTCGGAGCGATCAATATTCTGGGGCAGTAAGAAAGACGCACCGCCGTTTACTTATTCTTGAGGGATTATGAAACATAAAGACTGGCATAACAGACTTGTTACCGTGATGAAGGCCGCTACTCAGCGGCCTTTTTTATGGGGTGAACATGATTGCTGTCTCTTTGCGGCAGAGTGTGTAGAGGCAATGTGTGGTGAGGATTTTGCTAAGGAGTGGAGGGGAACCTATAGCGATGAGATAGGTGCCAAAAAAGCGATTTTGCGTGGTGGCGGATCGCTTGAAAAAGTGTTGTCTCGTTATCTAAATGAGGTTCCGGTAAGCATGGCACAACGTGGTGATATTGCGCTTACTGAGAACGCGGGTTCACGTTGCGCTGGCGTCATTTATTCTGGTGCGGTATGGGTGCCGGGCGTTGATGGTCTGGTTTGTTTAAAAGTGAAGCCGATTAGCGTGTGGAGGGTTAGATAATGCCAGCAGCTATCCCTATTGTTGCCGCTGTCGCTGCAGGTGTCGCGGCAGCAAATGAAGCTTACGCAATAGCAATGGTTATTACTGTTGCCGCACAGATAGCCACTCAGGCTCTAACAAAAAAACCAACGCTTGATTCTTACCGTACACCTCAGGAGCGCAAGCAGGTATTACGAGCGGCTGCCAGTGCAAAAACTGTTGTCTATGGTAAATGCATCTCTGCAGGGACACTATTTTTCTCTGAAGAGCAGGCGGGTGATCAAACTGATGGTGAGTTGCTTCATTTAGCTATTACCTTGGCAGGCTGCCCTATATCGAGCGTCGGGGCAGTATATCTCGGCGATGATACAATCGAGTCCTATGAAGATAATGCATCCTATGAGGTGCATATCGATAGGCAAACAGCCGATCCCTATATGCTGAAAAATTGCCCGTCATGGAAGGAGGACATGATCGGTAAGGGGATCTCTTGGCTTCGTCTGACATTGAAATTCAATGCTGAGAAGTTTCCATCTGGAATACCTAACGTTACCGTTGAGAAAAATGGCCGTGCAGTATATGACCCAAGAACGGGGAAAACTCAGTTTTCCGATAATGCAGCGCTTTGTATTCTTGATTACTACCGTACCTATCTAAAAGTGCCTGATAGTGATATCAACTGGGATCAGTTTCAGGAGGCGGCTAATATTTGCGACGAGACAGTCAGCAATGGTGATGGAACAACGGATAGGCGTTACCGACTGAATGGGGAATTCGACCTTAGCGAAAATAAAGCTAGCATCCTTGAAGAGATGATTAAAACATGTGCCGGTGAGGTGACTTATATCGCCGGCAAACATGGCATTATCGTTGGGGCATACTACGGGCCAGCTATCGAGGTGATCACAGAGAGTCAGTTGGCTGGTGACATAGAAATCATGCCAGAGGTTTCTCAGTCGGAGAAAGTGAACACCATCAAAGGGACGTTTATCGACCCAGAGCAAAAATACACAGAGGTTGATTTCCCCACGGTATCCGTTTCTGACTGGGTGGTAGAGGACGGGGTAGAAATATCTCAGGATTTAAAACTTCGCTTTGTTACATCAGAGTTTCAAGCGCAACGACTGGCCGATATTAAGCTTAAGCGTACGCGGATCTCTAGGACGATGAATATAACCATGAATCTGAGTGGTTACCGTTATCGCCCTGGTATGTATGTAAAAGTTAACTTGCCATCACTTGGGATTATCAACACTGAAATGCGGGTAACCGATTGGAAGTTTGGTATCCAGAATGGCGTACAACTGACGCTGAAGCAGGAAACCGCTGATGTATGGGGTGATGCGATAGGCAAGCCCATTGAGAGGCCGCCATTTACTGAATTACCCACGGGTGGAGTTGCGCAGCCGCAAAACCTGAAATATACGGTTCAGGAGATCGGTCAGGTTGTGCAAGGCGTTTTGTCTTGGCAAAACATTGGCCAGTTTGTCTATAACAAGGTCATTATCCGCAGTAAGGGGAAAATGATAATGTCCGTTCAGGTTCCGGGGAGTTTTACTCGACTGACTGGATTGCCGAAGGATACTTACACAGCCCATGTTATTGCCGTTAACCAAATGGGGGCTGAGTCACCTGAAGCGCTGTTAGAATTTAATATTGAAGCGCCGCCACCGCCATCAAAAGTAGATATTAGTCAGGGATATTTCTCAGTTACGTTAGTTCCTCGTCTTTCTGCGCTTGTTAATGTTTCCACTCAATTTGACTTTTGGACGTCAGGCGAAACTCGCCTTGCGAATGCCAATACTGAGACGGTTGAGGGAAATGCTACGCGTGCAGGTATGGGAACGATATGGACTAGTCATGAGTTGAAAGCTGAACATACCTATTATTGGTATATCAGAACAATAAATGCGTTCGGCACATCGGCTTTTATCGAGGTTCCAGCGCTGTGCTCTATGGATACTGGCGATCTATTCGACTTAGTTGATGAGGCGGTGCGTGAGTCAGATGCGTTTCAGAATGTGCAAAATGGTGTTGATACCAGTCTGGATGGCATCTTACAAAATGCACTAGCGAATAATTCAACGGTTGAACATCAGTGGCAGCAATATGGTGAGGTTAGGGCTGATGTCATCACCATTAAGACTTCTATTGCGACAGTGGAAGGCTCGCTCGCAGAGCTTCAAGATATCGTTCAGGCGCAATATGGTGAACTCAAGGCCCAGGTGAGTCAGAAACTCACTGCAGAGGTCGATGATAATGGAAATGGCAAGGCATCGTATACGCTGAACCTAGGGATTAAACGCAATGATGTAATGTACAACACAGGATTTGGCATGAGTATTGAGCCAAGTGGCTCTAGCTACAAATCTACCGTTGTTTTTGCTGCTGATCAGTTTGGCATCTATTCAGGAAGTGATCCTGGTAACTATCAGGCTGCATTCTTTGTTAAAAATGGTCAGGTTTTTATTCGCGATGCGCTTATCGCAGATCTTAGCGTGACAAATGAAAAGATAGGCAATTACATACAATCATCAAATTATGTTGAAGGTATCTCTGGATGGCGACTGGATAAAGGCGGGACCTTTGTTAACTATGGCAACACAGCCGGACAAGGTTCAATGAAGCAGACCAATGAAAACATAACGGTTAGAGATGGTAATGGTGTTGTTCAAGTGCAATTCGGAAGAATAACGGGTGTTTGGTAATAACTGTGGGTGGCTTAGGCCACCTTTTATTTTGGGGCGAATATGGCATACGGCCTAAACGTAAAAAACCCTAATACAGGTAAAATGTTTAATGTTGCTGATGTTGCGAATGGCATGATGTCTTTCGTCACAAAGCTTGAATTCAATCTTGACTATACGAACGCCAGTTCGATGACGTTCAATGTTTTGTCTGGGGTTCCAGCGTCCTCGCAGATCGTACTAATTTATAACGTTTCCACCGCTGCCATTATTGCGCCTTCACCTTATGTTGGGGTAGATTTTGTCAGTACCACAGGGTTTTCGCGAAGTGGCGATAATCTAATTATAAATTTCAATACCAAACTCAACGCTCCTGGTTCCCAGCAGGCTAAACTCTCCATTAGTGTTTATCAGATTACTGCGTTCCCTAAAAATACCGATGCATACGGCATTGCTTTCTTTGGTGGTGCATCGCCACAAGCTATCACAGATACGACTAAACTTGGCTATGTTCGTGCCAATGCCGTGCGTTCTATAGCAGCTAATGCGACGATTAACGTATCAGATATAGCCGGATCAGGAGATGCGGTCTTCGGATGGTGGAGTAATCCATCTGCCGTGGTTGAAATGAACCATGCAGATAAAACCATTTCATCAACGGCCGCAACGACTCTTTACCTCACAGCGTTCGGAGAGGTCCCAAATCTGACGTTGCCAAAGTATGG